TCCATCATCTAATCCTGGATAGTCATATTTCTTAGGTGAGCGTTTAAACTTAGAACTATTAGTAGTTTTTTTAGAATTACATAGGTCCCATTCCTTAGCCTTATTAGATTTATTTTTATAGAACTTGTTAAAAGCTATTTTAGCAGATCTTGGGGATATAGTTTTAGAGTATTTAGCAATTGCTCTAGCTTTTTGTAACTGTTCTTTTTCAGCACCCTTAACAAATCTAAATTTACCATTAGCTAAAAAAACACCATATGCGCCATTAGAGTATTTTCTAACTTCTTCTACCTGGGTATTTTCCTTTTCAGCAAGTTTAGCAGCTGTAGGTAACGAGTCTTTACTAACAATTTCACCTTTTCGTTCAGGTTGTGATAGTTTTTTTCCAGCCATGTATAGTATATTATTTATAGAGAAAAAAGTTATAAAGATTCCTATATATAGTATAATAGTATATATGACAAAAAAATACTATGTAGTAAAGAAAGGCCTACAACCAGGAATATATAACACTTGGTTAGAATGTAAAAATAATGTGTTAGGAATTCAAGGCGCTATATATAAATCCTTTACAGACTATGATAGTGCTATAGATTTCTATAATGATAAAGAATCTAGTAGAGAACTAGATAGTGATTCACTACATATATTTACAGATGGCTCCCTAAAAAACTCTATTAATAGATATGCTTATTTAATACCACAACTAGATATAGAGTTTAGTATGACTCTAGAAAACTCTACAAATAATAGAAATGAGTTTATGGCTATACTAGACTCACTTATTTTAGTAGATACCTATAGTTACTACATTGGCTATAAGAAAGTATTAATAGTGAGTGATTCAGAGTACTGTATAAAATCTATTACAGAATATAGTAAAAAATGGTTTGATAGCGCGCTAAATATAATAGATAACACTAAAAAAAACTTAGATTTGGTTAAGTCTATATTAGAAAGTATAGCTAAAATACCTATACCAGTTGAGTTTATAAAAGTTAAAAGTCACACTAATAATAATGACTCTCTTTCTAAATATAACGCTATAGTAGATAGGCTAGCTCAGACAGGTAGCCTATGAAATATGTTAAAGATAAAATATATTATACTATAGTAATAGTAACTATGCCAAAAAATCAGCTATTTAAAAAGACACCAGATAACGAATTATTATTAGAAATATTGGAAACATTTGGCATTTCAAATCTAGAAGATAATAAGCCATTTTCTAGAAATGACATAATTAATAATGATACTATAAAAAAGATAGAAGCTATAAAATATAAGTTAGAAGAGTGTTATTTACCTTGTAAATCTAGATTGTATCTAAATTCACTTACCGAAAAAAACATAATCACTATACTAAGACAAGTAGTAAAAACCAGAGGATATACTCTTAGTTCTAGAGAAAAATATATAAAAGGTGTTAAGTTTATTGTCTATTCTATAACTAAAATAGATGCGGATAATCAAGAAATGGTTGATGACAAACCTATAGACAAAGAAGAAAAACCAGAAGCAGAAAAAGTCGCAACAAAAAAAACCATAATAGTAGCTTTTGACTAAACTATATCTCTCTATATTATAAATGAATATAGATACACATATGATAATAACATTACTATTGATTATAGTTAGTTGTCTATTCTTGTCTATAGGAGTAAAAGAGCATTTTACAACATGCGTTAATCCTGAAAATAGATACTATCCTATATCTGAATATGGTTGGAAAAACTGGTGGAGAACAAATCAGTCTATAGCAAATATACACTCTATTGGAGAAGAGCCACTGGATAAGAATATACCACCACTAACATATGATGGTATTTAGTATTATTTACCTATAGATATAAAGCTATAATAGTCTTCTCTGTCTACTTTAAATTGGCTATTGGTTTTTACTATATAATTTGATAAACTACCATAGTTTTTTTTGATATAGTAGTGGATATTTCTAATTTTACTCTGACCATTTGCATTTATATATTTAATTATAAAGTTGTCTTTTCTTGCTTCTAGCATGACTATTTTCATGATAGCGTCTAAGGGAATCTGTTCTAGTCCAGTAGTAAAAAACGCGTTACATATATAGCTTTCTATCTTTTCTTCTATAGTAGTTTTTTCTGGAAAAAAATTCATATTTACTATAAATAGTAGATACTAATTTTTATACAATAGTAAACGAATAGTCTTTAAAAATTCTCCATATATATTAAATTATAGTAAGTTATGTTCTATGTTATAGTAATAATTATATCTATTTTAGCTATATGTCTTGAATTAGGCTTATTTAAGAAGAAAAATCCTATAGAAACCTTTGTCAGCACAACCGAACCTATATTAGATATAAGCCACCAATTTAAAGATTGGGATCAAACTAATATTCAGTTCTTAGATAGTAAACCTATAGCTTGGGTTTATATTCCAATAGAAATAAATAGTAAGAGTTGGTTAGATTTTATGAGTAGAAGAAACCAACAAAATATTAGCCCAATAGAGTATACATGTTTAGAGACAATATATAAACATCTACATCGTGATTTTAATATAGTCTTTTTTAATCAGAAACATATAGAAGGTTTACTACCTCATCATAAAGAACACTTTGCTAAAGCAAATGATAGCTATGTATATACTAGTCTATTAAAATATAGCTTGTTAGAAAAGTATGGTGGAATATATATACCTAGTGATACATTATTCTTAAAAAATATAGAATGTTTGTTAAAACCATATTATCTAGGTTATAGTATTACTGTTCTAGATAATAACTTAAACTATAGTGATAATAAAGGGGTAGACACAAGTATCTTAATGGCTAAACCTGGTCATCAAATAATAAAGAAATGTCTAGAATATACTATATCTAACTTAGATAAGTTTCAAAACGCGTTTAGCTATAGAGAAATCATGAATGCTCTATATAATGAAATACTAGAGGTAGACAATAGAGCTAAGCACATTTCTATTGGTTTGGTTAAAAATAGTGAAGGTAAATATATAAAAGAGGGTGATTTATTTAGTCACAATAAGCTATTGTTTAGAGAAGACATATGTTTTGTACCAGTTAGATTAGACCATATAGATAAAAAATTAAACTATAACTATATAAAACATTTATCAAGAGAAGACCTCGTTAATGGTAGTATGGAAATATCTAGACTATTTAGGGCTGGTTTAGGTATTTCTGTAAATATAGACACTGAACTAGGGGATAGTAACTTTTATGCCTATGGTAAATTAGGCGTTATTCATAGTTAGTAGCTTCATTTGTTCATCATATGTTTTAATTTTTTGTTCCATGGTAGAAAAATATTCTAGTTCCTGGTGTTTTTTTCTTTCTAAACTATTATTATATTTTTCAATAGCTAATGCCTGTTCAGGTCTTAGTTCTAACGAAGACTGTTTATAATCTTTAACAAGTTTTTCTAAATCTTTAGATTCATTTATAGAAAAACCTGTAGTATCAATTAGTGTAGTATCTGTATAAGCTTCTAAATAGTCAGTATATGTACCATCACGTGTATAGCCATCTATACCTACTAAGCTAGAACCATTGCCATTATATGAATCTATGGCTTCAGGTACTATATACTGGACAACTTGTGTACCTTTCTTTTTTTGTTTTTGAAATATTTCATTAAACTGTTGTTTATTATAGCTACCTAACGTATTTTCTACATATAGGTTATCTCTATCCAATGGGTCACCCTTTATCATCTGGTCGCCATAACCATCTTCTGCGTTACCGGTAAAACGGTGTTGTTCAAACATCTTATTAAATTTACTATTGTCAAATTCTGTATCTATATTAATATTGGTTACTTTAGTTTCGTCTTTTTTAAACTGTTCTCTAAGTGTATTCGAGTCTTTATCCATTTCTTTCTTTTTTTCTAGGTCTTCCATTTTTCTCATAGCTCCCATGATAGTAATAAAATGCTCGGGATTTCCATTTTTATCTGGATGGTTTTTAAGGCGTAATTTTCTATAGCAATCATATAGTTTATATAGTGTAGTATCCTCTCTAGCACTTAGTAAATTAAATGGATCAATATCTTCTAGAGTAATTCCATAATAAGCCATTAAATCTTTTTCAACCTTAGTAAAACCAGTACATTTATCCATTGTTAGTTTAATATGGCTATTAGCTTTATATACTGGTTTAACCTCTTCTAAAACTATTGGTATTTGTACTGGGCTAACTGTTGGTTTAAGTTCTCTTTCAGCTAGTTGTCTTTGAAATAGTGTATTGGCATCATGACTACTGCTATTATACACATAGTCATTTGAGTTAGTATATAGAATAGGTTCTGGGGCATTTTGTTTATTAAAGCTAGTAGTGTTAAAGCTATAATAGTCGTTAATTTTTTCTCTAATTACTTTTTTGTGGAATGGTTCTTCTATAGAATCCTGGGCTATTTTATTGGTAGATTTAGGTAAGGGTTTATCTATAGATTTAGTTTTATCTATAGGACTAGCTAAATCCTGTTGTTTAGGTCTAACCATAACAGTTTTTTTTTCAGTAGATTGTTCATTACCCATATAGTATGTTTTATAATATAGAAATATTTGTTAGAATAGATTAAAACGAAACAAGTTTTAAATAGTAAAAATGTTTATGATACCCCTCCTTAAATAAAAAATTTGATATTAAAACTTTTTATTTAAAGCCATTTTAATATTATAAACTATAATCAAATGGAACAATCTATTAATAATCAACCTATTCAAACTAATGAACCTTTAGTTAAACCTAAAATTAAAATTATTAAGAAAAAGGATGATAACGCTCCTAAAAAAGCTAGTGAGATTTATCAAAGAATGGAACACGCGGAACATATCTATAAAAAACCTGATACTTATACTGGTTCTTGTGAAGTAGAAGAGTGCCAGCGTTTCCTATTATGTACTAATGATGATGGAGTATATATAGCTGAAAAACCCTTAAAACTTACTCCAGCCTTCTATAAATGTTTTGATGAACTCTTAGTTAACGCCCATGATCATAAAAAACGTATGGAAAAGGTTATGGAGACCCAAAAAGAAGGCCATCATCCAGTTACTACTATTAAAGTCACTATTAATGATGATAATAGTATTAGCTTTTATAATGATGGTGATGGTATCTTAGTAGAATATATGGAAGAACATAAAATGTATCCACCAGAATTAATTTTTGGTTCGTTGTTAACAAGTACTAACTTTGATGATAATGAACAAAGAGAATGGGGTGGTAGAAACGGTTATGGTGCTAAATTAGCCAATATATTCTCTAAACGTTTTACAGTAGATACAGTATGTCATATTAACAAGAAACGTTTTACACAAACCTTTAGTGATAATATGAATAAAAGAGAAGAACCTATTGTCAAACCAACAACAGTTAAACCATTTACCTGTATTACTTGGTTACCAGACTATGAACGTTTTGGTATGACTGGATTAACTGATGAACTTAGACAGCTTATTAAACGTAGAACCTATGATATGGCCGGTGTTACTGATAAACATACCAAGGTATATTTTAATGAAAAACTAGTTGAAACCAGAGGCTTTGAAAAATATGTTGAACTCTATCTTAAAGATAAACCACAAGTGGTATTTGATGAAGGTTTGGGTTGGCATATTGCCGCTACCAGTTCAGAAGACGATGTATTCCAACAAGTCTCTTTTGTAAATGGTATAGCAACTACATATGGTGGTACACACGTAGACTATATAGCTGACCAAATTAAAACTAAATTAGCAGCGCATATTAAGCTTAAAAAGAAGTTAGATATTAAACCACAAATTATTAAAAATCAACTTAGATTATTTGTTAATGCTACTAAAATTGTAAATCCAGCATTTGACTCCCAAACCAAAGAAACTCTCAAAACCACTAAATCTAAATTTGGTACCCAATATGAAGTTAGTGATAAATTTATAGCTAAACTTGCTACAACTGATATTATGGATAAAATAATTAACCAATCTCAGTTTAAAGATAGTCAACTCTTATCTAAAACTGATGGTAGTAAAACCAAGAAAGTAAAGGTTGATAAGTTAGATGATGCTCACTTTGCTGGTACTAAAAACGCAAAGAACTGTACCATTATCTTTACAGAAGGAGATTCAGCTAAATCACTTGCTATAGCAGGTTTAGCAGAAATTGGTCGTGATTACTATGGTGTATTTCCATTGCGTGGTAAAGTGCTTAACGTTAGAGAGGCAAATACTGACCAAATTATGAAATGTCAAGTTTTAAATGATATTAAGAAAATCATAGGTTTACAAAATGGTAAAAACTATAAAAATGAATATGAAAAAACTGGTACATGGCCTCTTCGTTATGGTAAAATGATGTTGATGACTGATCAAGACCACGACGGTAGCCATATCAAAGGTTTAATGATGAATATATTTGATAGTATGTGGCCATCTCTTTTAGATTTAGGCTTTATTACAACTATGGTTACTCCTATTGTTAAAGCATTTAAGGGTAAAGAAGAAGTAGCATTTTATAGTTTACAAGACTATGATAAATGGAAAGAAACTGTTAATATTAAACAGTGGACAATCAAATACTATAAAGGGTTGGGTACTTCTACTGCGAAAGAAGGTAAAGAATACTTTAGAGCATTAAAAGTGATTACTTATGAAAAAGAAACTAAACCTAATGCGCCTCAACCAATAATTGTTCAATTAGAAAAAGATGAAGTCCAAGTAAATATGGATGAAAACATAGTTCAAGAACAACCTAAAAATGATGAGATAGAAACTAAATCTCAAATAGAAAAATTATCTAAC